CACATCATCAGCGACTCCATTGAGGGGTGGGCTCACGCTGTGCAGCTCGTCATAGATAGCTATCTTCATCGAGGCTACTATGAGGACTACTATGATTGGCGCTTTGACTACTCGCAAATCCGTGAGCTTGGCGCGCCCATCTCAAGCGGTGGCTTCGCTCCAGGCTCTAAGCCTCTCAAGCGAGCGCTCGACAAGATTGACGATATGCTCAGCGGGCTCGTCAAGGATCGCCTCAAGCGGCTCCGCTCCATTGACTGCTTTGACGTGATGATGTTGCTGAGCGAGGCCGTCCTCTCAGGTGGCGTGAGGCGCTCCGCCTCCATCGCGATCTTTGATGAGGATGACGCCCTCATGATGAACGCCAAGACGGGCGATTGGTGGAAGGAGCACCCTCAGCGCGCTTACGCGAACATTAGCGCGGGGCTGTCTATCACGGACGCTGAGCGCTCGACCGTTGACCAAGTGGTGGCGATGGCCCGCCAATGGGGTGAGCCTGGCGTGTTGTGGCAAGCTGACCCTCACCACGGGACAAACCCATGCGCTGAGATTGGGCTCTTTCCATATCTCGTCACCGATCCCAAGGGGAACCACGTCCCTGAGATCACCCTCGACCTGCTTCAGCGCCGCGAGTGGTATGAGGCGCGAGGCTATGACTTCACCTCTGGGTGGGCGGTCTGCAACCTCACAGAGATTAACGGCGCCAAGATCAAGAGCCGTGAGGACTTCTTGGAGGCTTGCAAGGCGGCGGCTCACATTGGGACGCTCCAAGCGGGCTACACCCATCAAGGCTATCTCTTGCTCGTCACCAAGGTCATCCTCCAACAAGAGGCCCTCATTGGTGTGAGCATCACTGGCATGTGTGCAGCGCCTGAGCTCCTCTTTGATCCGCAGCTCTTGGAGGAGGGCGCCAAGGTCTGCATTGAGCAGAACGCAGCCACCGCCAAGGCCATTGGCATCAAGACCGCCTCACGGATCACCACGGTTAAGCCAAGCGGGAACACCTCCACCGTGGCGGGAACGAGCGCAGGGGTTCACCCCTTCCACGCTCGCCGCTACATCAGGCGAATGAGGATCGCTCGCGTCAATCCTGTATGGGATGAGATCGCGGCCAAGGTTCCTGAGGCTTGCCATGAGTATGATGAGCACACGGGGATTGTGGCCTTTGCGTGTGCTGCACCTGAGGGAGCGCTCACCCGTGAGGATGACACGGCTCTTGATCACCTCAAGCGTGTGAGGCTTATCTATCAGCATTGGGTCAAGCCAGGCTCAGCACCAACAAGGGTCGAGGGGCTCACCCACAACGTCTCCAACACCTGCACCGTCAAGGATGATGAGTGGGGTGACGTGGCTGACTTCCTGTGGGAAGCTCGCGGGGAGCTCCGTGGTGTGGCCCTCCTTGGTTGGTTTGGTGATAGCGCCTACAACCAAGCGCCCTACCAAACGGTCGAGGAGGGGAGCGAGGCTGAGACAATCTGGCTCAAGCTTGCCTCATTGGATTGGTCTGAGGTAGACCTCCAAGGGATCGCAAGCGACTACTACGAGACAACCCTTGACCCCGCTTGTTCATCAGGCCAATGCACCTACACCCCCTGAACGCCGCTATCTTCCTCATCCTCATCTTTGGCTTTGGCTTCTTTGGGGATTGGATCGCTGACCAAGTGGGGGAGCTCACTTGGCTCCTCTCAGTCATCGCCCTCATTCTCTATGGGGTCTTGGCGAGCTGAGATCAGTCAAGCTTCTTGTGGCCTCGCCTCACAAGAATACGCTCCAGCTTTGGCCCCATCCACCAAGCAGAGCCCAAGAGACGGATGGCCAAGGCCCGCTGGAGGTCTGTGTTGTTGTAGGTCTTGAACAGCTCATGCTTACGGCGCTGAGCTTGAAGGTGGAGAGCGAACATATCAAGGTCACTCACCATGATCGTCCTCAGCGCTTGATCATAATCACGGTCGAGCGCGAGGTCAGAGGCGGCCTTGAACTTACTCAAGATGAACTTCTTCATCTCAATGAAGGTGCTGAAGTTGAGATTGACCATGATGACGATAGGGCTCCCAAGCGACACCTTGACTGGAAGGGTCACGCCGCTGCTTGAGTAATCCTCCTCGTCCTCTGAGGGGAAGGTGATCTCAACAGGGTGATCAGTCTTGGCGTCTCTCTCCTTAGAGCCTCGCGGCGGCTTTGGCGTTGGCTCTGGGGCGGTTGTGCCTGGAGGCATCCAAATCCCAGGGATAGATGGCTCGATCACATCAGGCTTGACCTCACCGTCAGGAGCGGGCCTCAAGTCTTTCCCTTGATGGCTACGCCTTGCATTGAAAAGGCGCCTCCACTCATTCCTCAAGTCGCTTGTGTCAATCTTGATCTCAGACTGATCCGCCTCATAGGCTTCCTTGATCCACTTCTTGAGGAGCTCTGGCTGCTTCTCAATGAACTCCATCTTGACCTCACGGAGATCGAGCGCGCGGTTCTCAGTCTCCACGGTCTCATCAGACCACAGTAGCGCGTTCCGCTTCTCATTGGGATAGCATCCCCTCATCACTCCGTCAGTCTGCATCCCATAGTGAGGTGGCTTGATGATCAAAAGAATGCAACTCATCACGTCCTCGTGAGAGATGCCCCAGCTCCTCATCTCATCCTTGCCATAGGCTGAGTGATAGAGCTCATCTTTGTACTCTACAGCGCTGTATCCTTTCCTAATGATAGCAGGAGCGTAGTCTCCTTGATTTTTGGAACTCTTTCTAGAGCGGGATGTTTTTTTCATGTAGTGAACATCAATAGAGAAGCCATTGTTAAGCTTTATCTTGTCCGTGTGTTGGATGCTCTTTTCTAGTACATCCAACAGGCCACGAGGTTTATGACTGCCAAATGAAGATCGAACCTCAACGACAAGGCGGGGGAACCTCGTTGAGAGGTAGTGATTTAAATTGCGATCTGACCAATCCGCTCCAACGGAATCCTCATCCCTGCCTTTGCCGAGCAGCATCACAATGGTTCCATGTCCATCAATGCCAGACTGCTTTTTACAGTCCCACCACTTGACGCCCTCAAAGCCATTGGAATGATGCTCCTTCAGCTCATCAAGGCTCACCACGTTGGCCATTGATCCATCACTCATCTCTGTGGTGAGCGCAATCCGCTCTTGGTAGCCATCCTCATCCTCGATATATTCAAAGGGCTTGAGGCCCACCATGTCCTTAGCCTCGTCATAGACAAACCAAGCCATGGCGCCGCCTGGATTGGCCTTTGACCAACTGAGGAACACCACGCCATAAGGGTTGGCCAAGAGCGTGGTGGTCTTGACGCCAATTCCAAAGTTATCATGAGGGCCGCCTGTGGTCTTGGAGCTGCTGTTGAGGTGGGCCAGGTACTCATACATCTCAGCGGCGGTCATCCCCTTCCCATTATCTGCAAAGCAGAGCTTCTTGGGGCCTCCCCCCTTTAGGAACTGATGGTCAAAATAAACCTTCATCTTGGTGGCGTCCGCCTCCTTGCTGTTCATGTAAATCTCTCTCACGAACTGCATGGGGCCAATCTCAGCCATGAACCGCTTTAGGCTCGCGGTGGGGTTCTTGTTTTGCAAGGGTTGAATCATTGTCATGTCCTCCATTCGTTAAGGGGTGGTGTCGTATGCCCCGCCACGTTGTGTCAATGGTTAAGGTCTCAGAAGATGCCCAGCTTCGCCTCAGAGTAGCCAAGGCTCTTGATCGTCTTGAGGAGCTCATCAATCTCGTCCGCGCTCCCCTGCTCTTGGGTGAGCGTCCAAAGCCCTGTGGCGAACACCTCAAGGTCAGTCCATGAGAGCACCTTGGCGGCGCGCTCCGTCACCTCATTGAGCTTGTCCTCATCCCACTCAGTATCCTCTAGGCTCCCATCCTCAGAGTTGATCTTGCCCAGCGTGGCCACATCGAGGAGACGCTGCGCCACATGCTGAGGCGTGGGGCGATCCTGCGGGGCGGTCTGAGTGAAGGCGGGAGGGAGATGCTGATCAGCGGGGGGATTGCTTGGGATAGCGCGGTGCTGCTGAGGTGGGGTCTGTGCTCGCGGAGCCTGTGAGGGAGCGCGGAGCTCCTCACCCAATGAGTCAGCGCTGATCTGAGCGCGCTCGTCATCGCTCATGTTCATGTTGTCAGCGAGCTCATCAGGGGAGTAGATGCCACTCACGGCGTCAGGATAGACCGCCCTCAACATCAAGGTGAGAGCGCGAGCGCGGAGCATCTGCATAGGCATCTGCTGCCAATTGCGGTTCCTCGTCAGCCCCTGGGCCTTCGCCATCTCAAAGGTATAGGTGAAGGTGTGGACGATCTGCTCAGGCTCATCAAGACGAGCGCACTGATAAGTACAATGCTCATGATCCCAAGACGTGATCACCATGAAGCGGCAGATGCCAGAGCGCCTCACGATCCCGCTCATGGCGTCAGCGTTGAGTGAGGGCTTGCCCTTGAGCATGAAGCTGTTGTTCTGAGTAATCGCCATGTCCCCGCCAAAGTGAGCGCCAAAGGCGGCGTGAAGGCGGAGGCAATCGCGGGGGCTGTCGCTGATGAGGGTGGCGATCTCTTTGGCTTGGTCGAGGTTCTTTGGTGTGTAGATAGTCATGATTTACCTGCTTGTTTGAGTTGGGTTGGGTTGGTGGTGGTGGATTAGACGTTGGCTTGGAGGCGGAGCTTGAGGGATGCCACGCGCTCACGGTGGGGAAGATCACGAGTGACATACCAGGCGCGAATGATCTCAAACCAATCGCTCATGGGGATGATGACCTCACGGCCCAGGTCACGCTTGAGGTGGCCCTCGATCTCGTTGACCATTTGGAGGTTGTGGTAGTGCTTAGGGCCAAGGCCCATCACGCTGTCATAGATGCTGAGATGCTTGAGGAAGAAGCTGATCTCATCGCCCGTCATGCGGCGCTCAAGCCAGCCGTCACGCTTGGGGAGCTCCCTGATCTGTGGCTTGTCACCAAAGAGCAGTTGAAAGAGATGGGCAGCCACCGCGAGCATCAAGGCGGCGATGGAGAGGAGACAGAAGATGATGAAGGCGTCAGCGGCGGCGTTGCTCATGAGTGGTGAATCCTTGTGATGGAGGTGAATTGGTCTGGGGTGTAGGTCTCAAGACCTGTGAGGCGGTTGGCGGAACGTGCCAATGATGTGGCAACAAGGAGAGAGGGGGAGAGCTGCCCCGAAAGGATGCGAGAGAGATAAGACCTGTTGATCATGGCCTCACTCGCTAGATGGCTTAGCGTGTAGCGCTCAGCTTCAAGGTCAGCTTTGAGCTGATCTCTAAAAGTCATAACGACCTCCTATGTGGTTGATGAGTACTGTGTAGCCTCCCTTTGTGCCATATGTCAAATGAAAATTGTCATATGGCGAAAGATTGTTGACATAAGCCACAGATGAGCCTACAAATGAGCCTCCACCACATCAAGGAGTTCATCATGAATGAAATGAATGCTCGACTGGCCATCATGGCGGTCGAGGAGCTCACCGCAGCTCAGAAGCTAATCATGCTCTATCTACTGACAAGGGTTGACTGGAGCTCATGGGCGGGATCAGTCAGCACTAATGAGATTGAGCTTGGGACGCGCCAGAGTGGGCGCAACATCAAGAGGAGCCTCAAGGCGCTCGCTGAGCTTGGCTACATTGAGCGCGAGATCATGAGGCGAGATGATGGCCTCCATCATAAGTCAGCGATCAAGGTCATCATCTCCAAGCTTGGTGACAGAAAGTCACCACCTACCAAGAAAGACACTAGTGACAGAAAGTCACCACCCATAGTGACAGAAAGTCACCACCAAGACTCTGAGGGTAGTGACAGAAAGTCACCATCAGTAGTGACAGAATGGCCCAAGGGTAGTGACAGAAAGTCACAAGGGGTGGTGACAAATTGGCCCGAGGGTAGTGACAGAAAGTCACCCAATATCAATAAGGATCAATATAATATCAATATAGATCAATCTAACATCAATGAGGCTGAGCCTGAGGCTGAGAGCACACGCGAGGCTGAGGAGGAGCTCAGAGCAGCTCAGTGGGATCAGATCATGGCCAAGGCTGAGGAGCTCCCGCCACCACCTCCACCGCCAACAATGTCACAGCGTGAGGACGGTCTTTATATTTTATCTCATATCAATGATGATCTTGAGTACAGGCGGGACGTCTATCGTGAGATCACTCATCACAAGCGACAAGACATAAGGGACGCTCTGTGGGCGCGGGGGAATGATGAGCTGTTCATCAAGATGATGGGCGAGCTCATCGCTCCACGCTCAGCCATTGACTGGGTGACGTCTATCGCATCAGGTCACAAGCCAAGCATCTCAACACCGCCCGCTCCACCTCCCAAGCCTACCTCATGGACTGTCACGGTTGACCAACAACAGAAGATCAAGGAGGCTGACAGCGCATGGCTTAGCGCCGATTATGGACAAGACAAGAAGAATGGAGGATGGCATTGATTGATTATCACAACATCACAGCTGAGAACTTCCCCGCTGAGGAGTGGCTCAGCTCCTCAGGCTACCTCAGCACAACGCCGCTCCCTTATTGCGGTGAGTGCTTTGAGGGGATTGTCTATGAGAAGCCACCACCACCCACGGCTCCCATCGCTCGCCGCTGCCCAACATGTACCCCGCTCCGCTCAAGGCTCAAGCGATTGGAGGAGGCCCGCCTCCCCTTCCTCGCTCATCAGCACACCTTGAACGGCTATGAGTGGGACAGCCAAGAGCAGCGGGACAGGGTGGGCGCTGTGCTCGATTGGATTCATGGCAACACCGACCCCATTGACAAGCCCGCCGTCATGCTGTGGGGCAAGCCTGGCAACGGCAAGAGCACGATCCTCCATATCTTAGCCAAACACGCGATCTTCGAGGGCAAGCGCGCTCTATTCCTCACCCATGAGGGGCTCTTTGCTGATATTCGCGCCAGTTGGAAGGCCAACAGCCTCAACCTCCATGAGATGCTTGAGAATGTTGACCTCCTCTGTCTTGACGAGCTTGGCGGCCTTGGAGGTGGCGGGCGGTGGTCTGAGTGGTACAGGTCACAGACTAGGGAGATGATCGGCGCCATCTATGACCGATGGGCAGCCAAGACGCTCTCCGTGGTCGCGACCTCCAACCTATCTCCCAAGACGATCATCCACGACCTATGCGACAACAACAGCGCGGTGAGGTCGAGGCTTGGCGCGATCTTTGGGCGGCCTGTGCAGATGATAGGCCATGATCGGCGCGCTGGCGTTGATGACGGATGGGGTTAAAGCGTCATAGCCAAGAGGCGGCTCATCCCCTCGATGCCCCAAACTGAATCACGGACGGCGCTGGCATAGTTCCTTATCTCAGCCTGAGCGTGACCATCCAACCTCAAGCTCAGGAAGTGGATGAGCGCGTGGAGTGAGCAGCTCCAATAACACTCGCTCATCAGCGACAGCGGGAGCACCGTTCGAGCTTGCTCTTTAGCCACACCCACGCTGAGGAGCTCCTCATAGCTCTTGAAGGCTTGCTCCATCGCTCGCTGATAGATGAGCTGAGCGCTGAGCGCTGCGTCATCCTCAAGCGGCCCCGCTGATCCTTGCTTGACGCTCGCTGAGCCTTGCCTCCACTCACTTGGCTCCCACGCCTCATGATCAAACTGGACATAGCGCCCGCTGATCTCATTCCAAGCGCAGCCCACTTGATGCTTCATCCATTGACGCAGCACAAAGACAGGAGCCTTGATGTGAAATTGGAACTGCATATGGCGGAATGGTGAGGTGTGCTTGTGCTTCCATAGGTAGCTGATCAGCCGCCAGTCATCCTCATTCAGCTCATCACTCATACGTCCCATTGAGACACGGGCGCTGTTCACCACGCTGAGGGGTGAGCCCATCACAGCTAGTAGCTTCACGCTCCCTCCATCTATTGCAATCTGATCACTCATCAATTACGTTCACCTCGTTGATGTGTTATAGGGTCGGACATCGAGGGCGGCGCCGTGTGAGTGTTGCGGCGCCGTCCTCACTAATCTAATGGAGGACACCATGAATCATGTCATCTTGATTGGCAACCTTGGACGCGACCCAATAGCCAGGGGCTCTGAGCGTAACATCGCCAGCTTCTCCTTAGCGGTCGAGCACAGGAAGAAGGGCGGCGAGAAGCAGACCCAATGGTTTGACTGTGTAGCCTTTGGCAAGACAGGGGAGGCGCTCCTCAAGAATGCCAAGAAGGGCGATAAGCTCGCCATCACAGGAAAGATCAAGACCAAGGTCTGGGAGCGCGATGGTATTAAGCAACAAGACCTAGACATTGTGATCGAGACTTGGCAGTTTGTGGGGAGCAAGCCCACCTCAAACGCCATCGGCAACCAAGGCCCAGCCTCATGGACACCTGATGGAGATCAATGGCCTTGACCACTTAGCTCCTCGCGGAGCTCCCCAACGAATGGACTAGAATGACGAATGAATTGAAACCCCAAGAGATCATTGGCGCTCGCCTCAATGAGATGCGCTCCGACATGATCAGAATGCTTATGTTTAAGCTACGGCTGGAGCCTCATGACGCTGAGGACGTATTCTCTGAGGTCACGCTTTACCTCCTAGAGCATGGCCCCCGCCTCCTCGATATGGAGAAGGAGATGGGCGGTGCGATCCGCAAGCTCACCCGAATGAGGGGGCTCAATCATATCCGCGATAACAAGCGGATTGTTCATGGGTGGCTTCATGTTTGGGAGGAGTGGGGACTGTTGCCAAGCGATGACAGCCCTGAGCGCTGGGACGAGCTCATTGACATGAACGTAATAGCGGATGATGTGCTCGAATCTGTTGAGCGGCCTTCTCACCGAGCTCCATTGGCTGCCATCATGGCAGGGGAACAGATCAATGTTGTGGCGCGTGAGCAGGGGTGGAATCAGAACACCCTCCACAGCGTGTGGAAGCGTATGAGATACAGGATGAAGGCAAAGTATGAGCAAGAAGAAGTCTAAACAAGACCTTGAGGCGCTCAAAGATATGGCGGCGCGTGAGGCCCTCATCGTTGACTCTGATGATAAGTCACAGGAGACAGACGTGGGCGCGGGTGGGCGCGCGCGCGCGACCCCCAAGCATGGCCCATATTCCCGCAAGTATGAGGAGAAAACCCATAAGCTCCTCACCTATCTAGCTCAAGGCTACAGCAAGGAGGCGGCCTGTATCGGCGCCCACCTCAACCGCCCCACTCTTTACAAGTGGCTGAGCGAATACCCAGACTTTGCGGAGGAGGTTGAGGACGCTCAATTCATGGCTGAGGGTCACGTCCTCGCGGAGCTCCGTGGCGCGATCCAGCGGAAGGATGACACCAAGGCGCTCATGTGGCTCTTGGCCAAGCTTCGCCCTGATCGCTATGGGGACAGGAAAGAGGTCGAGATCACCACCAAGACCAATGACGGCGTTCAAGAGGTGGTGGCCATGTTCGAGCAGACAAACGATATGCTTGAGGACAAGACTGACGAAGAACGATGAACCGCCCTCTCTTGACTAGCCACCACAACTAGCCAAGAGAGGACAACTCAAACAGGCAGGAGCTTGTTATGACATACGCCAAGCTTGAGATCAACCGCCCCGCGCTCACCGCCACTTGGACAAAGGCCCAAATGGAGGCCGCCGTGGTTCGCATCCATCAGCGCTTTCAAGGTTTATTCACCTCGATCATCGAGAGCGCAGACTGGGCCAATTATCGCTTGGTCGATCACCCGCTTGAGGCGGGACGTCCATCATGGCCTGACCCTGGAGAGTATTGTGACCTAGTGCTCCAACACCGCGAAGGTGAGGCGGTGGCAGCAGTCGAGATCAAGACGCGCCACATCAAGATGAGGGATGAGCGCACCGTTTGGATGATCGCTGATGACGTGCTCGACCACATGAGCTCACAGCTCACCAAGCTCCAGACCATCGCTCATAGGAGTGACGCGCTTTGGCTCGTGGTGATCGGCCTCTATCGCGTCCCCTTCCAAGCGGCGGCGATCAACTTCAACACGCCCTTTGATTTGGTCTTGGTGTGGGGACGTGACGTGGGGAGAGACTCACCAATGGGTCGAGCGCGCTTCAACAGCCTCAGCGACTTTGACAGGGCGGTCTGTGACTTCAAGGAGCCCACTCGGTTCTTCGAGGTCAAGAGCCTCCCTCGCTCAACCTCAAAAGCTCCTCCTCCTCAGTCTGTGACCCATGACCTTGAGGCGCTCATCAGCAAGGCCCCGCTCCATGAGAATTGTCGGCTGGCTTTGCTCTGCATCCTTGATTGGCCTGACGAGCTCCTCAGCTTGAGGACGTACATGAGGGAGCGCGCCACAGAGGACGCCACAGAGTACAGCCTCCAACATTGGGCCATGAAGATGATTGATGAGGGCGTGGTCAAAGGCTATCGCAAGGGGAAGCGCTCCCACCGCTTGAGCATAGACGAGCCCGCGCTCAAGGCTTATCTCAAGGAGGTCAGCGGTGAGTGAGGAAGAACCACGGGAGCTCATCCTCAATGACCTTCAACGTGAGATCATTGGCGGGCTGAGGCGGCGTCAGAAGATCATCGCGGCGCGCTGCGGTTGGGGTAGTGGTAAGACGAGCTCGCTCATCTTCGCGCTGTGGTTCATCGCCAAGGTGAGGCCAGGCACAACCTCCCTCCTCATCACCGACACCACACCGCGCTATAACTCTGTTCTTATGCCTGAGATTGAGAAGTGGCTGGCGCCTCGCGGTTGGGTGTATAACCACACGCTCCACAAATGGACTGACACCCACACAGGCTCATCTGTCCTCTGTCGCTCCTACTATCGCCCAGGGACGCGAGACGCGAGCCACAACCCTCTTGAGGGGATCAACGTCACCTCAGGCGTGGCGCTCATTGACGAATGCCAAACGCTTGGGGCTGAGGTGGCTCACAAAGCGCTAGGCCGCTTGAGGTCTGGCCCCACTCCAACGCTCATCCTAGTTGGGCTCCCTGTGGCTGATGCTTGGTGGTGTCAAATGGCTGAGGCTGCGGGGCTCCATCCGTTGCTGTTCACCTCATACGTCAACCAAGACAACCTCAGCTCTGAGTGGTTCGAGGCTACCAAGCTCCTCCCTGAAGATGAGCGTGAGGCCATGGTGATGAATAAGCCAAAGCCTCCAAGCGGCTTGGTTTATCAAGAGTTCGACCTCGAGCGCCACGTTATTGATGATTTCCAATATCGCCCTGAGATGACAGGGCGAATCGCTATAGATTGGGGCTTCCGCAAGCCCTCAGTCTTGATCATCGCCTATGATGAGGAGCGTGAGGCGTCCGTGATCGTCCATGAGATCAATCCACAGGAGGTCACTATCGCGGAGCTCTCAGAGATGATCTTGAGGGTGGCTTGGCCCCGCGCTCACAAAGCTCAAGCGCCAGGTCAACGGATATGGCTCGATACAGGCGTAGCAGACAAGGCGGGCAAGGCCCGCTCTGACCACACGGGGCGCTCAGCCTTCCGCGAGATGGGCAAAAGCGTTGAGCAAGGCGGGCTTGGCCTCCCGCTCAGGAGTACCACCGACCCCGTGAGGGTGGACATACTCAACGGCGTCCAGCGCCTCAAGCGGGCCTTTGCTCGCGACCGCTACCTCATCACCAAGGAGGTTTGGGACAAGGGCGAGCGCGCCATTGGGAACAGCTTGAGGAAGGCGATCATGAGCTACGCTTGGGACACCAAAGAGCAGCCAAAGAAGGATGGGCGTGAAGATCCGCTTGATGCTCTGCGTTATGACTGCATCTTTCATTATTGGGCTGACGAGGTGGCCCGCTCCTCATATACTCCAAGACGCAGACCCAACCGCGACAAGCGCGCTGGCATCTCCACCAACTCAAGGAGCTTCTGATGGCTGATCCCACCCTCACCCCTGGCCTTGCTGATAAGGTGCTCGACCCCAACAACTTGGTGGCGGTTGTCACCGTGGGCCTCCTCTACATGATGTGGAAGTTCATGAACCGCCGCTTTGACTTAGAGCGGGAGGAGCAGAGCGAGATTATCAAGCGGATCGAGGAGCTTGACCGCGAGCTCCTCAAGCTTGAGGCGAGGATGGATGCCAAGGATGACTGAGCACCCAATGCTAGACCGTATTGACCTCACCGCTGATGAGCCAGCCACCTCCAACGTGGATCACCCCAACCACTATCACAAGGAGAGCGGCGTGGAGGTCATTGACGCCATTGAGGCTTGGGGCCTTGGCTTCGCCTTGGGGAATTGCGTCAAGTACATCGCCCGCGCAGGTCATAAACACAACGCCCGCGAGGACTTGCAGAAGGCGCTTTGGTATCTCACTTGGGAGCTGGCCAAGTATGAGGACAAATAGGAGGTCAGCTCCTATTTAAAAGAATGGCCTTCATGGAGTCGCGAACCCCATGAAGGCCAATGCTTCCCTCGCCAGGGAAGAATTGTGAGATAGCATGGCGTTTAAGGATTATCAATATTGTTTAACCTGTCTCCGCTATGTGAAGCGCGGCGAGCCTCACCGCTACAGGGGGACGCTCACAGTCTGCACCTCCCAAGCTGGGCTTGACCTCAGCGCCCTCAAGCCTCGCGGTGAGTGGCCAAAGACTAGCCTTGACAAGCGGCTATGTTATAATGACACTAAGACTGACTTAATGGACTAGCCTGACGACTGATGGAGGACTAACCCCCCGCTCATCAGAGGGCTCATGAGAAAGCTCGATTATCAAGCTGACACAGATGAGGCGCCCCGTCACATGAGGGCGCTGCATCCTCGTTTCTCTGTGAGGGGGATCACAGGAACGCAGCTCAGCGGTGGCATGATCTCAGGCTATGAGCGCAACGCTCAGCTAACCGGGCTCAACTGGGTGCGCGAGGCAGAGGACATGCTGCGCACTGATCCGGTCGTGCGTCGATCATGGCACATGCTCAGGCAGACTCTGCTCTCTGCGACTTGGCGCTTTGAGTGTACTGATGACAGCGACCCGATCGCAGTCGAGCTCGCTCGCTTTGCTAATGAGGCTTTCGGCTTTGATGGCTATG